GAGACTACCGCTGTGCGTGATCTTCCTTACACAGAACAAGAAGCTTTCTTTAATGGAGAAAGCGGAAGCCAGGAGTCTTCTTCTGCTTCTTCCGATTCAGACAGCAATTTAGTCTGGTAATTACTAATAAGCAAGGGCAGTCTATTGACTGCCCTTGCTTTATTTAGTACAATAACAACATGATTTCATACGAAATACCAGATCCATTTACTGAGTTTAGAATTAAGAAGTATAGCAATCAGAAATTTGGGTATAGATACGATTTCTTTTCTGGTGAATGGGATATGAATTGCGGATGTTGCAATGAATTATTGACGGCACCAAATAAAAAAACTATGACAAAGATTAGACTTTATCATACTAGAAATGAATGCACAGGCGGATATTAATGAGTTTTACGCACCTACATGTTCACTCCTATTATTCATTAATGGATGGACTAAATTCACCTAAAGAATTATGTCAAGCGGCGTTAGATGCTGGACAAACAGCGATTGCAATCACAGACCATGGTACTCTCTCGTCACACAGAGATATGCAGATTGCCGCAAAGGAAACTGGCATTAAGCCAATTCTTGGTGTTGAGGCGTATATTTCTCCAACTGATAGGTTTGATAGATCTTCTAAAACAGATAAATCTATTCAAGCCTACAACCATATTATTTTGCTAGCGAAAAATAAGAAGGGGTTGGAGAATATTAATACCCTACAAGAGCTTGCCTGGAATGAAGGTTTTTATCATAAGCCACGTATTGATAGAGAGGTATTAAATGATTACAAGGAAGGTATTATCGTTCTCAGTGGATGCCTTAACGGACTTATTAGTAAAGCTATTGAAAAAGGCAATAATGATGAGGCTAAGATCCTGCTCAAAAGTTTTAAGCAGATGTTTAAAGATGACTTTTACGTGGAAGTCCAATCACATAATCCTATGGAAATCAACTCCGCCCTTTTAGAATTAGCAGATGAATTAAATATTAAAGCAGTTGCAACTGGAGACGCACATTTTGCAAAAGAAGAAGATAGAATATTAGAAGAAGCGCTGCTAATTCTTTCTACATCGCCAAAGATTGATAAAGATTCTGATTTTGAAATGTCTAGAAATATTAAAGACATGATGGAAAGATTTAATTATTTATATCCAGACCGTAGAATATCTTTTCAAGACTATAATCTTTTTATTCAATCACGAGAAGAAATTGAAAAAGATTTTAATGCTGCTGGTATTTCTCGTACAGACATTTATGAAAATACAATGGAGATTGCTAACAAGGTTGGCGAGTATGAGTTTAATCAAAACTTAGACTTACTTCCTGTTCCCAAAACAGATGCTGACGACAAATTGCGTGAAATGTCTTACGAAGGTTTAAAGAAGCTTGGTTTCATTGAAGATCAAAAGTACATAGACAGAGTAGAAGAAGAGCTAGAGGTTATTGCATCAAAGAACTTTGCGTCGTACTTCCTTGTAATTGCTGATATGATTAACTGGGCAAAAACAAACGATATTCGGGTAGGTCCAGGCCGTGGTTCTGCAGCTGGTTCTTTAGTTTGCTATTCGCTTGGTATTACCGATGTAGACCCAATTAAATATGATTTATTGTTTTTCCGTTTTATTAATCCAGAGCGTAATGACTTTCCAGATATTGATACAGACTTTGAAGACCGTCGCAGAAAAGAAGTTAAGGAATACTTAAAGAAAAAATTTAAGCACGTAGCTTCGATTTCTACCTATACCTATTTTAAAGACAAAGGTGTTATCCGTGATGCAGCAAGAATTTTTATGGTTCCTCTTCAGGAAGTAAATCGTGCAATGAAATCAATTGATACGTTTGAAGATTTTATTAGCTCGCCAAATACAAAAGAATTTAGAGCTAAGTACCCAGAGGTTGTTTGGCTAGCAGATAGACTGCGTGGACGAATTCGTTCAGTTGGTGTGCATGCTGCTGGTGTAGTTGTTGCAAAAGATGACATTAGAAAGTTTGCTCCAGTTGAATCCAGAGAAGACGCACAAGATAAAGTTTCAGGACGCATCCCTGTCGTAGCATACGATATGGATACAGTTGCAGACATTGGTCTTATTAAGCTTGATGCACTTGGTCTAAAAACTTTGTCTGTTATATCAGATACGATTAAATCAATTAGATCAAGAACTGGTAAAGATATAGTCTTGTCTGAGATATCTTTAGATGATCCAGAAGTTTATAAAATGTTGAGCGAAGGATATACCAAGGGTGTGTTCCAAGCAGAAGCTACGCCATACACCAACCTTCTTATTAAGATGGGCACAGATAAATTTGAAGACCTTGTCGCATCTAATGCACTTGTAAGGCCAGGCGCTATGAATACAGTTGGAGCTTCTTATATTAATCGTAAACACGGCAATGAAGCCGTAGACTACACCCATACAATCATGAAGCCTTTTACTGAAAACACATATGGTGTTATCATATATCAGGAGCAGGTTATGCAGGCATGCGTACACCTAGGCGGTATGACTTGGGCAGAGGCTGATAAGGTCCGTAAGATTATTGGAAAGAAAAAAGATGCAAAAGAGTTTGACCAGTTCAAAGATAAATTTGTTGCTGGTGCTTCAGAACATATTACTAAGAAAAAAGCAGAAGAGCTGTGGCATGATTTTGAAGCTCATGCTGGTTATTCTTTTAACCGTTCCCACGCTGTTGCTTACTCTATGCTCAGTTATTATACTGCTTGGCTTAAGTTTTATTACCCGCTTGAGTTTATGTTTTCAATTCTTAAGAATGAAAATGATAAAGATGCTAGAACAGAATACTTGATTGAATCAAAGCGGCTGGGGCTAAAAGTTTTGCTTCCACATATCAATGAGTCAGATCTTTATTTTTCATTGCAGCAAGATGCAATTAGATTTGGTTTAACTGATATCAAATTTATATCTGATAATATAGCAAATAAAATAATTGAAAAGAGGCCATACAAAACCTATGATGAGTTTATCAGAATCTCTTCTACAAAAGGTAGCGGCATTAATAGCAGGGCTGTTAGTGCTCTCAACGCTATTGGTGGTGCGGCATTTAAAGACAACCCACGAGACGGAAATGAAAAAGATAACTACTACGAATACTTAGGAATACCTACATTTAATTTAGAAGGTATTCCTCCTAGAGTAAAAGCACAGGCAAGGCCAATTGAAGAGTTTGACGACCTAGGATCATTTGTTATGTTTGGAATGGTTAAGGGCATCAAGCGTGGTACTGGCTGGGCAAGAGTTGAGCTGGTAGATGAAACAGGATCAATTGGTTTATTTCATAATGAACAGACTCAAATTGAAGTAGGACAAATGTACTTCATCCTTGTCGGGGATAATCGAATTGCTAGATACATTAAGGTCTCAGATATTGACCCATCTTCAAACGATATGTTTGTCGACTATCTTTATAGGAAACAATATGATCTTGAAGATGATGAGTATATGGTTGTTAATTTTACTCCCTATACAACAAAAGCTGGTAAAACAATGAGTCATATAGTTCTTTCAAATAAAGATAAAGAGCTTACAAGAGTTATTGCTTTCCCTACGATGTATAAAATGACTCTTGCAAAAATGCGTGAGGGAATGAAATGTAAAGTTGTTCTGTCTACACTTGATGATGGAACTTTAAACGTAAAGGAAATAAAATGAGTGATTTAAATATTGAAGAAGTTTATGCTCAGTTAAATGTAGCTAAAATTCTTGTTGCTACACTTGAAAAAATTGGCGAGATAAGATTGCCAGTTACAGACTTTTTAAATGCCACTAATGAAGATAAAGAGTTGCAAGTTGATTACAATCAAGAAGATGGTTCATTTGTTTTTAAGCTTAAATATAAAAACTAGTTTATGCCCTTCACACAGCCCAATTTAAATGCTATACTAAGAGAGAAGAGAAAGAATAAATATGACTATTTCATTAGAAGATATCATGGCGAAGCTTGACCCAAAAACACGAGCAAGAGTACAATCTGCACAGAATGTAGAGGTTCACAAGCAGCTAACGCCTAGCATTGGCCTTAATGTTGCACTAAAAGGTGGGCTTGGATATGGACGTCAAGTTTTAGTATGGGGGAATAAGTCTGCTGGTAAATCTTCTTTTTGTTTACAGATGATTGCGTTAGCACAGCAAGAAGGTAAAACATGTGCATGGATTGATGCAGAAGCATCGTATGATCAAAAATGGGCTGAGCAACTGGGAGTAGATTCATCTTCTCTTATCTATTCTCCTGCAAAAACAGTCAATGACATGGTAGATGTAGGCGTTAAATTAATGGAAGCTGGAGTAGACCTTATCGTAGTAGACTCTATATCTGCTTTGCTTCCAGGCATATATTTTGAAAAAGATGGAAATGAAATGAAGGATTTGCAAGACACTAAGCAAATCGGAGCAGAAGCAAAGGATATGACTCATGCAGTCAAGATGTTAAATTATGCAAACAAAAATACACTACTGGTTCTCATCTCACAGCAAAGAAATCAATTTGGATCTATGCATGCCTCCCATATCCCGACAGGGGGAATGGCAGTTAAGTTCTTTTCTTCCACTGTCATTAAGCTATGGTCTTCGGAAGCTGAGGCTAATGCGATTAAAGCGGGCGTTGCGGTTGGTGACAAAATCATTGAACAAAGAGTTGGCAGACCAGTCAATTGGATTATTGATTACAACAAGCTCGGCCCCCCTAATCTTTCAGGACAATACGATTTCTATTACCAAGGAGAATCACTCGGAGTAGATAGAGTAGGAGAGACACTGGATGTTGCTGAAATGTTTGGCCTTATTGAAAAAGGCGGAGCCTGGTATACTATTAACGGAGAACGTTTTCAAGGCAGAGCAAAGGCTGTTGCATATTTAAAAGAGAATCCAAATGTAACACGAGCTTTAATTGAGGAGATAAATGCCAAAGCTTAATGAATTTTTTAGTAAGCCAGAGATTATTAGAAAGAAAAACCTCGAAGCTATACATGGCACAAAGCCATGTTCAAAATGCGATAAAGATGCAGAGGAAGCTTTTTGGGACCCAGATTCAATGATCCTTGCGTGGGAATGCCCAGATGGGCATGCTAATCAGGTTAAGGTTGGATAAATTGACTTCAAATTTTAATGATGTTAAAAAAATAATTATTGCACCACAAATTGTTGTGTATAAAAACATTTTTAAACATAGCAAAGAAATAATAAATTTATTAAAAGAAAGTAGAGACCCTTCATTTTTTGACCCATGGAGAGATTGGTATGGTCAAGGTTTTAGACGGGATGCAGATTTCAATCTTTTAGAAACTTTAGATCCAAAAGAAGATCAAAATCTTATTTTGGAAAAACAGTATCTTGATGAGATTAATAATTGCATGAAATTTATAAGGCAAGATTACCTAGGTGAGTTTAAAGACAATGGTATTTGGCCGCCATTTATTAAGGACTGGGATCTGTTAGCAGATACTAATAAAAAATATTGGATTGATTTCTTTAGGTATGATGTTAGTATGCATAATAAACTTAAAGATTCTGAATTATTTATGGAATACCATGTTGATGAGTTCCCAATACCTGGAGAAATAAAAAATACAAGGCATGTAGCTACTGTTAATTTTTATTTAAATGATGACTATGAAGGCGGAGAAATTTGTGTGTATGATTCTGTGTCTAACAATAGCTATATGTATAAGCCTTTGCCTGGTGATGCAGTCATAATGCCTTCTACTGAGCCGTTTTACCATGGAGTAAGGCACTTTGATAAAGCAGACAGATATTTCTTAAGAGCTTTTATTGACTCTGAAGTAAATAAAGAAGTTACGTGGGAAAAGCAATATGATCTATTCTCTGATACCTCTATTCTAGATAATATTACTACAGAAGAGTCTTACGTTAAAAAAGATTTACAAATCATAAAGCTGTCTATACCTTCTAATTTAATAGAAATAAAAGGTTAACGATGTCTGAAAGAGCAGAAGTTAAAAGAGACGGTGCAAAAGCACAAAAAAATAGTGGCAGGGGCGATTATCAAAAAGGTGATGCCCAATGGAATCAATTTTTGGTAGATTATAAAGAAGCTGGTTCAACCTTTACTTTGAATAAAGATGTTTGGTCTAAGATATGCACAGACACCTTTAAGGTAAATAGGGATATGCACCCAGCTTTAAAAATTATTATAGGCAAGGAAAGCAAGGTCCGTCTTGGTATAATAGAGTGGGCAATTTTAGAAGAACTAATTAGATTTTGGGAGGATAATAATGCATAATGTAGACGTATATATAGATAACCCTACAATTCCATCGGCAAAAATAAGACCATTGTCTATTAAAAGAGAATGGATGCATCCAAATACATACAACTGCCACCCGATTGCTCTTGCAAACACATTTGGCTATGGGGTATATTTTGATCACGACATATCTTTTGTATGGGATGGATTACGTTCAGATGGAGCAGTTGGTAAAATTGGGGCTGAAAATGTTTGGGTAGGAAGAGGCGAAGGTACCGTAAGCTTTATCACTAATCTTATTTTTAAAACAGATGAAAATACTAGCTTAATAACTATGCCAGTGCCAAATGAAAGTATAGAAGGCACTCAAGTGCTTAGTACAATTCTTTCTACTTCTGTTTTTACTGGAACATTTTCAATTGTATTAAAGCTAGATACTCCAAATAAAGAGTATTTTATTCCAGCTGGAACCAATATTGCTTGCATATTGCCAATTTCTTTAGGTGCAATTCAAGACTCAAATATAAATATCAAGTCCACCCCGTTCCCTTTTGAAAGAGTTCAAGATAGTGAAGATTATATTAAGTATTTAAAAGGTTTAAACGCTGAAGGAATAAGACCAAGAATGTACAAAAAAGCAATAGATCATACTGGAAGAAGTGTTGGTAAACATGAAGTGGAAAATATAGTGTTGAATGTGAATTATGAAAATGAATAAAATACAAAAAACTGTAAAACTTCTTTCTACAGAAGAAGCAAAAAATGTATACAATAGGGTTATGTCTTTACAAAACGAATGGATTTTGAGAATACCTGGCGCTCTACCTTTTTATACTATTGGGGTTGGCACTGTTCCAGACAAAATGGATGGCAGCACAGTTTATGTAGATAAGCTTGAAGCTACTAACAAAATACTAAAGGAAAATTTTTCAGAGCTTTATGATAAAGTTTTGGATTTTTTTAATAAAGAGTTAGGCCCAACTAGATATGATTCTGGGCGGGCGTTACCAATGTTTATGATATTTTCAAATAAAGATGAAGATAAAAAAGAAATAGTTAGTGTCCCTGATATTAATTATCAATTTAAAATACATCACGATGATATGCATCAGTATCAAGAAGATTATTTTGGCCACGAGTATTTAGAGCATATAACTTTTACTTTGAGCATTAGTACTCCAAAAAGAGGTGCTGGTCTATTTGTATACGGAGAGGACTTTGTTGATGGAGCATGCGATGAAGACGATCAAGTATTTATTGACATTTCAAGCACACCGCATGATGGAGGGGAAGTTAATATTCCAATTTTAGCTAGTCATGATTGGGATGATCCTAAATTTATTAAGTATTATCCTGGATCAATGGTATACCAAATAGGTGAAATATACCACCAAGCGATTATTGGGCTAGATGTTACTAGCCATGACGATAGAATAACATTGCAGGGTGTTGGAGTAAAGAAAGATGGAGAATGGTTACTATACTACTAATGTTAATTGCTTTTGTGTGCGGCTACGGGCTGGGGTTGTTCGTTGATAAAATAGACAAGGATATTAAAAATGGAAGATAAAAATACACTGGAACTAATAAGTGATATTACAGAGTTTAATGATTTGCATGAATTTATGCATGACGAGCATCTCGACAGAGCCCTTGCCATTGTAGTAAAGCTATTAATGAACCCTGATGTACCTTCAGCAAAGGCTCCGCATTTAATTATGGAGCTTCAAGCTATGTCTACCAAGTTTGCAGTTTTGGCATCTGTTTATTCTACAATTGCTAAAGATAAAGCAGGAACGGTCAATAACAATAAAAAGAATATTTATTATTCAGTAAAAGAGTCCATAGACAAACTTGTAGATGCACTTAAATACGTAGTTAGGTACAACTCATAATGATAAAAGATATATTACTGTCAACTTTTACTGGAGCTATTTTAGGCGGCATCTTTGCAGCATTTAAACTTCCAGTTCCAGCTCCACCATATTTCCCAGCAGTTATGGGTATTGTTGGCATATGGTTAGGAGCAGATCTAGTCTTGAGGTTTATGAATGGCTAGAGATATTGTAAAGAACCTTAAATTTAAAAAACATACAGGTAATTTTTTTGATCCAGAAAGATTTGCACAACTCCTTGATGAGTCGTATAGAAATACAAAAAGGCCAGATGGAGATACTATTAAAAAATCTTTTAGTCCCAGTTCATTAGGATATGGTCATGGAACGTGTCCAAGATATTGGTATATGGCATTTACTGGTGCAGTATTTATTGATGATAATGATGCTGTAGCTGTAGCTAATATGGCTCAAGGAACTCAAGCCCATGAAAGATTGCAAAATCTTATTAAGACAATGCCTGAATGGCGGGCCGAAGAAGAAGAAATTATCAATGAGTACCCACCAATTCGTGGCTTTATTGACCTTATCATGGAGTATGATGGCGAGACTGTAATTGGAGAAATTAAAACTGCTAAGCAGGAAGTATGGGATACAAGGCAGGCAGAAATGAAATCTTCCCCTAATCACATGCTACAATTACTTACATATATGAAGCTAAAGGATGCCAAAGAAGGCTTTTTCTTATATGAAAATAAAAACACCCAAGAGGTATTAGTTATTCCAATTTCAATGAATGAGAAGAACAAAGCTATAATTGAAGAAGCTTTTCAATGGATGAGAGATGTTTGGGATAATTTTAAAGAAGGCGATCTTCCAAAACGTCCAGAAGGAGCTACAAAATATAAGCTGCCATGCACCTATTGCCCAGTTAAAAAAGAATGTTGGGCTAAGGGATCTAATCCTGGAACAGTTGAAATAGAATTGATGAAGGTGCATAAATAATGAAATGCTTAAATTCTGAATGCGAAAAGCATTTTGAAGCTAAAACTCATAATCAAAAATATTGTTCAGATGAATGTTGCAGGGTTGCAACAAATAAAAGAATAATGGAAAAGTATTATGAGAAAAAAGCTATAAAAAATGGCGCTCCAAGAAAATGTAAGGGTTGCCCAGGATTTTTAAGCAGATATAATTCAGAACCATACTGCTCTAAATGCATAAAGTCTAAGCATGCAAAACATAAAAAAGATTTAATGGATATCATAAATGACATTGGCTAGTTTAGTTAAGACTAAAGCCTCTAGGGTTTTAGGCATAGACGCATCTACAAACTCAATTGCATTCTGTTTGATGGAAAATGATGTTCCATTAAAATGGGGCAAGATTAATTTAATAGGCAACGATATATATGAAAAAATGTATGACGCCAAAGTTAAGATGAATGTAATGCTAGAAGAGTTAAAAGCAGATTATATTGCAGTTGAGGGTGCAGTTTTGGTTAGATCTCCAGATGCTGTTATAAAGCTTTCTTATGTGTATGGGGTAGTTATTGCTGAATTAATGTCTACAGGGGCAAAGGTTATAACTATATCACCAACATCATGGCAGTCATACATAGGCAATAAAAACCCAACTAAAGCAGAAAAGCAGGCAGTAAGGTTAGCTCATCCAGGTTATGCGGACTCATGGTATAAAAATAATATTAGAAATATGAGAAAGCAAAGGACAGTAGATTATTTTAATTTAAAATACGGCCTTTCCCTAAATGATTTTGATGTGGCAGATTCATTTGGTATTGCACATTATGCAAATAAGGAGCTTACAAAAAGATGAAATTGTATCAGGACAAAGCTTGGCTATATAACAGATATATTATACAGAAAAAAAATATTGTTGAGATTGCCAAGGAGTGCGGGGTTTCAATAATGACAATCCAAAGGTATATAGATAAGTTTAGTTTAAAAATTAAGCGTTAATTGACATTTTAGTTGACTAGAAGTATACTTGTTTTATGACAGAAATAGAGCCAACAGTCCACTTTGACAAGATGAATAAAGTTGTTTCAGAGCTATTAAAGGGCAATTCTGCTACTCAAATTGCAACAATAACTGGTATGACTAGAAAAGATGTTTTGGCATACATAGATGAATGGAAGACGGTAGTCCATAACGATACTAATGTTAGAGATCGTGCTAGAGAAGCCCTGATGGGTGCAGATCAGCATTACGATATATTAATTAAAGAAGCTTGGAAAACTGTAGAAGATGCAGATACTCAAGGGCAGCTCAGCGTAAAATCTGGAACACTTAAGCTTATTGCAGACATAGAAGCAAAAAGAATAGGGATGCTTCAAGCTGTAGGCGTACTTGAAAATAATGAAATTGCTTCACAGATATTGGAGAATGAAAGAAAACAAGAGATGCTAGTTGGTATCTTAAAAGAAGTTACTTCAACATGTAACCATTGTAAAATTGAAGTAGCTAAAAGACTTTCTCAGATTACTGGTGTTGTTGAGCCAATTATAATATCAGAAAAAAGTGCCAATGTTCAATAAAGATGGATTCATTAATTTAGGCGAAGATATATATGTTTACCCAAACTTTGTTTCAGAAAGCGACTGTAAAGAAATAATTGAAGAAATTGAATCTATCCCAGAAGACAAATGGGTAGGTCAATTTAATGAGGGTCTTCAGGGAAATGAAAGAACATTGATATGGATAAATAAAATTATACCTGTCCATGAAAAGATCAAGTCTTTGCTAGATGAAAATGTATATCTTTCTGGAGGCTTGGCTGCTATAAGAATGAAGCTTGGCACAGAAGGCCCACATCATTCTGATAATTTTGAGTTTTTAGAAATACGAAAGGCAAGCAATCAGCTTAACCCAGGCGAAGATTTTGATCTAGCAAAAAATAATATCGCTGGACTCATAGTTTATTTTAATGACTTTGAGGGTGGCGAGATATACTATTCAAATCAAGATGTAACTTATGCACCAAAAGCTGGTGATTTAGTTATTCATAGCTCAGAAGATCACTGCAAGCATCAGGTCAAAAAATTAAAAAGTGAAATAAGATATTCTCATTCTAATAATTTATTTGATTACATAAAGGTACCCAAAGGTTTTGTAGATGTCCATTGATTTTTCTGATTTTATAGAGATACTAGATGGCGATGAGTTTGAAGAAAAGCCAGTAGATCTACGTGCATTTGTTACTAGCCCAGACTACCTGGGACTCCCACCTTTGTCTGAGCATCAGTATACACTGATTGAAAGAAGCTCTCAAATTTATAAAGAGTCCACTTTGATAAAACTTTATGGTGAAGAGCTTGGTAAAGACATGTTTAAAAAAACATGCGTAGAAGTTATTGCACAGTTAGGTAAGGGATCTGGTAAAGATTACTCTTCAACTATTGCGGTATCATATATCGTATACCTACTGCTTTGCTTAAAAGATCCAGCAGCATATTATGGCAAGCCACCAAGAGACGCCATAGATATTCTTAACATTGCTATTAACGCACAGCAAGCAAACAATGTTTTTTTTAAAGGCTTTAAGATGAGAATTGAAAGCTCACCTTGGTTTGCTGGCAAATATACTGATAAAGCCTCTGAAATCAAATTTGATAAATCAATCACAGTTCACTCTGGCCACTCTGAAAGAGAAGCTTGGGAAGGGTATAACGTTCTAGTTGTCATCCTCGATGAAATTTCTGGTTTTGCTACAGAAAACACAACTGGCCATGATCAAGCTAAAACTGCTGATGCTATTTATGACATGTATCGTGCATCAGTAGATTCACGTTTCCCAGATTTTGGTAAAGTCATATTGCTTTCTTTTCCTCGTTTTAAAAATGATCCAATCCAAAAATTTTATGAGTCAGTGATTGCAGAAAAAGAAACTGTAATTAGAACCCAACTTTTAAAATTAAACCAAGACCTTCCAGACGGGATAGAAGGGAACGAGTTTGAGGTTGCATGGGAAGAAGACCATATTGTATCTTATGTTTACCCAAGAGTATTCGCATTAAAAAGACCAACATGGGAAATTAATCCAACAAAAAAAATTACAGATTTTACAGTTGCTTTTCATAAAAATCCAGCAGACGCACTCGGCCGTTTCGCATGCATGCCATCAGACGCAGTAGATGCATTCTTTAAATCTAGAACTAAAATTGAAAGTGCATTTAATAGAATGCCTCTTGCAATCGATTCATTTGGCAGACTAGAAGAATGGTTTAAGCCAGAAGAGGGCAAAGATTATTTTATACACGTCGACCTTGCACAAAAGCATGACCATTGTGCAGTGGCCATGGGACATGTTGATAAATGGGTAGATGTTAAAGTTACAGACACATACTCTCAGCCAGCACCAATTGTAGAGGTAGACGCAGTAAGATTTTGGACTCCTACCCCAGACAAATCAGTAGACTTTACAGAAGTAAAAGATTACATACTCGCCCTAAGAACTAGAGGGTTTAACATTAAGATGTGCACATTTGACCGCTGGAATTCTCATGATATGATGCAGCAATTAAAGCAGTACGGGATCAATACTGAAATTTTGTCTGTGGCAAAAAAACATTACGATGATATGGCGATGGTAGTTCTAGAAGAAAGGCTTTCTGGACCACACATACCTTTACTTATTGATGAATTACTACAGCTTAGAATTATGAGAGACAAAGTAGATCACCCAAGAAAAGGATCCAAGGACTTAGCAGATGCTGTATGCGGAGCCATATATAATTCAATTAGTAGAACTAGAATGAGAAGAGACGAAGAGATTAAAATTCACGATTATGAGTCAATGAGTTACGATAACGATTTTGCAAATAATTCTGATGCAGAAGTTGAGTATGTTCAAAATATGATACGTGCTCCAAGGATGCCTGAAAGCTTAGCAAAATCAATAGAAAATATGGAGATAATATGAGCGAGTACCAAGAAAAAGCAAAAGATTGTAAATGCTGCACTAAGCATGTGCCTTTGCCTACAACATTTAAAGAGTATAGCGGGCTAGTATTGTGCCCAACAACATATTATAATGTAATAGAATATAAAAGAATTTGGGATCTCCATGGCTCAAGGCCAGCTGGTAGTTTAAGAAAACATTTTTCAGAATATGTTCAAGGTATAGTTGAAAAACAAATTGAAAATGATACGAATTAAATACTATCTATATAAGATAAAGCAGGCAATTTTTCGTAAAAAAGATAAAGACGGGCCTAGGTATATATACTAATGAAAACAATATTGGGGATAAACGAAACGTCTCATGATGCTTCGGTTACTTTAATCAAAGATGGATCAATACTTTTTGCAGGACATGCTGAAAGATATAGTAAAGAAAAAAATGATTGGTATGTCAATAGCAGCCTGATTGAGGACGCTTTGTCTTACGGTCAACCAGATTGTATAGCCTACTACGAGAAACCCCTTCTAAAGGCCTCTAGGCTATTTTTAAAGGGTGGTTCAGGAGACTGGAAACCTCGCTTTAACATTGATGGCATCCCAAGAAAATCATTTAGCCATCATTATTCTCATGCTGCTGCTGGATATTATACTAGCCCATTTAAAGATGCGGTTATAGTGGTGCTGGATGCAATTGGAGAGTACAATACATCCACAATATGGGTTGGTGAAGGAGAAAACATTAAAATAAAGTATAAGCAGAATTACCCAGCTAGCTTTGGCTTATTTTATTCTGCTTTTACTGATCTTATCGGATTAAAACCAAATCAAGAAGAATACATTATGATGGGCATGGCGGCTTATGGAGACTGGAAAAAATACTACGATAAAGTAAATGAATATTTCCCTAAGTATTATAAGCAAAAATATAATTTTCATCAAGGGATTAGCGATTGGGGTCCGATAACTTCAGAACAAGATAGGTTTGATATAGCTGCTTCAGTGCAATTTATATATGAGCAAAGGCTAACTGATTTTATGCATATGGCCAAATCAATTACTAAAAAAGAAAATTTAGTTTTTATGGGTGGTTGTGCATTAAATTCATCAGCTAACACTTTGCTCTGGAAAATATTTAAAGATATCTGGATTATGCCAAACCCAGGTGATGCAGGATCCTCATTGGGTGCAGCAGCAGCTTTATACGGTAAACATATAAAATGGAAGACCCCATATCTTGGATACGACATGGGTGGGAAGTACCCTATCAATGAAATACTTGAGCAGCTAAAAACAAATAAAATTGCGGCAGTTGCAACTGGTAGAGCAGAATATGGTCCAAGAGCTTTAGGTAACAGGAGTATACTTGCGGATCCTAGAGATCCAAATATTAAAAATAAAGTTAATATGATTAAGCAGAGAGAACAGTTCAGACCTTTCGCACCAGTAGTTTTAGAAGAATTTGCAAGCGAATGGTTTGATATGGATTTTACTTCCCCATATATGCAATATACAGTAAAATGTAAACAACCAGATAAGATTCCTTCAGTTGTGCATAAAGATGGCACATCTAGAGTGCAAACAGTAAATAGGGATCAGCACCCTGGATTACATATGCTCTTGCGTAAATGGTATTGGGACACTGGCTGTCCAGTATTATTAAATACAAGTTTAAACATAAAAGGGCAACCATTATTAAATGATCATCAAGATGCTATTGACTGGCAGCAATATTATAGCTATAATATACTAACTGGTGCCAGTAGCTTAGTTGGTTAAAGCCCCGAACTCATAATTCGGTAATCGTAGGTTCAAGTCCTACCTGGCACACTACGCCTTTGTAGCTCAGAGGACAGAGCAAACGGTTTCTACCCGTAAGGTCGCAGGTTCGACTCCTGCCAAAGGCACGGTAAATTAGCAATTATTTAAAAGAAATGGTATACTGAGATTATGATGGAATTAATAGCAGCTTTAAAAAAACTTCAGGCAAATTCAGTTGTTCTTTACAGCACAGCACATGGATTCCACTGGAATGTAGAAGGGCCATTGTTCACACAGTACCATGCCTTTTTTGAAGAAATATACTCAGATGTATATGGCACAATAGATGCAATTGCAGAATGGATCAGAAAATTTGATGCAAAAGCACCTTACACTTTAGAAGAATTTACAGCTAACAATACTTATGGTGATGTTCAATTAGATTCTAACTCTCCAATTGCAATGTCAAAACAGCTTTTAGATATGATTGAAAAAATGCAGGCGGATTTAATAATTATTTTTGATCAATCAACGTCTGCTAAACAGCAGGGATTAGCAAACTTTGTCGCAGATAGACAAGACAAATTACAATTTTGGTCATGGTGGCTAAAATCTAGTATTAAATCAACTATAAATTAAGTTGGGAACGATGAAACATTTAATTAATTCTTTAAAGGCATTTCAGGCTAACTCTTTTGTGTTTACTAATCTCGTTAAAGGGTTTTGGCTTAATACCGAGTCTGTATTGATGAGACAGTCTCAAATAGTATATAAAGAAATTTATTTGTCTGCGGATGAGCTATTGCTGGAAACTTCTTTATGGCTAAGAAGACTTGGAGAAGAAGCTCCTTATACAATAGAAGAGTTTTCATATCATCAAACGCTTGGTAATGTAAAACCAGACACATACTGCGGAGTTGAGATGGCAATGCATTTGGTACCTATTAATAAAAAAATTATTGAGGACTTAAAGGTTTTATCAGAGCAAGCTTTTATACAAAAAGAATTTGCATTGCTTGAACATTTAAATGCAGCAACTAAAAAACATAAAGAATGGAATTGGTACTTAGAGTCAAGTCTAAAATTGCCACCAAATCCATGGAAATCACTAAAGGACTGAGGAGAATAAAATGGCAGAAGTACAAGGATCAGCAGCAAGACTCGTAGAGGTAGCATTAGCAGAAGTTGGTACTATTGAAGGACCAAAAGATAATGAGACAAAATATGGTGCATTTACAAAAGCAAACTTTCAACCATGGTGTGGAAGTTTTGTAATGTGGTGTGCTAATGAGGCAGGAGTAAAGATGCCTAACACAGTTTACACTCCAGCAGGAGCACAAGCATTCATTAAGGCTGGTACATGGCAGCCAGTAGAAACAGCAGCACCTGCAGTTGGAGACATATGTTATTTTGATTTCCCAAATGATGGCGTCGATAGAATTTCTCACGTAGGAATTGTTGCTGCAGTAAATGCAGATGGAACAGTTGACGTCGTTGAAGGAAATACTAGCGCAGATAAAAAGGGAGACCAAAGAAATGGTGGAGAGGCATGCCTCAAGAACCGTGCATACAAGAAGAAGAATGGCTCAAAGCTTCGCAAGAGCCAGCCTGTATTCATTGTAGGATTTGGACGCCCAGCATTTGGCCAAGTAGTTAAACCAAAAGCAGCTAAGCCAGTAGCTAAAAAAGTTGCAAAACCAGCAGCTAAGCCAGTAGCTAAGAAGTAGTCCAATTAAAGAGAATACCAATATTAGTGGTTTGTGCTTTGATGACATCTTGTTAATGCCTCATGACAAATCACCAATATTGAGTAGATCTAAAATTGACCTTTCTATAAAAATTGGCAATCCAAATAACCCAGAAGGTATATTGGAGTTATACAACCCAATAATTTCTGCTCCAATGGAGTCTATATCATCTTATGCAATGTTAAGCGCTATAAGTGAAGCTGGTTCTATAGGAATGACATGTAGATCAGAGAGCATAGATACAAAAATTAAAAAGTCTATTGATATAAATTTTAATAGAGTTGGAGTTTCAATAAATATTGCAGATATTTATGACGGGTCGTCTATTGATAAAATTGTATCAAGTGGCATTAAGATTATACTTTTAGATGTGGCCAATGGTCATTTAAAGTTAGTAGCAGATGCAATTTCTGATTTACGAAAAATGGTTCCAAATAGTTTGCATATAATGTGCGGTAATGTATCTTCATATGGTGCATATAAAATGTTAATGGATTCAGGAGCTGATTCTGTTAGAGTTGGAATTGGCGGAGGGGCTGCCTGTACTACTAGAGTAATGACGGGCTTTGGGGCACCAACACTTAGTTCTGTAATGAGCATATATGATTATGTAAAAAATGATCCTGTAAATGGCATAATTGCAGATGGAGGAATTAAAAATTCTGGAGACATTGTAAAGGCTTTAGGTGCAGGCGCTAGCGCAGTAATGCTAGGATCTATGTTAGCTGGCCACGATGAATGTGATAGTGTGGATGGCAAATATTATTTAAGCGGTTTAGCTTCAAAAGAATACATTCTTAAAGAAAGAAATATTGATAAAAAAGATAATGTTATAATTAGTTTTGAGGGAGTTACTGGCGAGGTAAGCCCTAAAGGACCAGCTTTGCAAGGAATTTATAATATACTTAATAATGTTAGAAGCGCTTTTACTTATGCTGGATCAGATAATATTAAGGGCTTGCAGGATACAGTGGAGTACATAAAGGTTTCTCCACAGTCAATGAAAGAATCAGGAAGTAGAATTTAAATGTTTGAGTATTATGTTAAAAAAGTAAACAAGGTCGTTGATGGAGACACAATAGATGTAGACATAGACCTAGGTTTTGATATATCATTTAGCTCAAGGGTGCGATTAGCTGGCATAGATACTCCAGAGTCTAGAACGTCTGACAAAATGGAAAAAGCTTTGGGCCTTGAAGCAAAAGCTTTTTTAAAGCATGAAATTGAAGCTGCTAAATCTGTGGTAATAAAAACAGAAAAAATGGATAGCTCAGAAAAATATGGAAGAATTCTAGGCTGGGTCTACCTTGATGAGTCTAATCAATCATTAAATGAAAAAATGATTGAGGTTGGCCATGCCTGGGGGTATCTAGGTGAAACAAAAATAAAAGATTTTGAAGCGCTTTCAAAAGCAAGAGCTGCATATGATAAGAAATCCAGCAAATGATTATTCAGATTATAGGTCTTCCAGGTTCTGGTAAAACAGAGTTAGCAAAAGCTTTAAAGGAAAGAATTAATGCCATCCATTTAAATGCAGATGAAGTACGTGCTACAGTAAATTCAGATCTAGGATTTAGCCCTGAAGATAGAATTGAGCAGGCAAGACGTATGGGGGAAATGGCAAGACTTATCTCTAAACAAGGGGTCGCACCAGTTATTGTAGATTTTGTATGCCCAACAGATTTAACCCGTGCAGCTTTTGGCAAACCAGATGTATTGGTATATATGTACACAATACCTGAAAGCCGATTTGAAGATACAAATAAAATGTTTGAAGCTCCAGATAAGTACGACATTGGCTTCCCAAGCCACCTGCTTGATCCAAATCAAAAAGCATCAACAATAATTAATCAGTTTGGTTTACATGACTGGTCTGCTCCAACAACATTAATGCTTGGTAGGTATCAGCCATGGCACGAAGGGCACCATGCTTTGTATGAAGAGGCTGGCAAAAGAACAGAGCAGGTCTTGCTTGGTGTACGGAATACATATAATACTAGCGCAAAAGACCCATTGAAGTTTGATGAGGTAAAAGAATATATTGCTAAAGATGAATTCATGGATGGAGCGCTGGTATTAAGAATGCCAAATATTACCAACATTGTATATGGCCGCGATGTAGGATATAAAATTGAGCAAATAGATTTGGGGGCAACAATACATGCTATTTCAGCTACTGAAAAACGTAAAGAATTGGGTATTTAATTTTGGTCAAGGAATAGCTGACGCTGAAGATAGGGCGGCATTAGCAATGTTTAAAGAAAGGGATGGCGATGAAAGTAACTAAAGCAAGATCTTTTATAAAATCATTAAGCTACCGTATATTTGGTACACTAACATCGTTTGCTGTTGTGTATGCCATAACCAATAAGGGTAGCCTTGCTACTTTAATTGCTTTTTGGGAAACAGTAGTAAAGGTTGGTGTTTACTACTGGCATGAAAGAGTTTGGGATAAAGTGAAATGGGGTCGCCGTGCCAGTATATGAATATAGGTGTGAATGTGATGATGCTGTAGTTCCAGTAACTATGTCTATTGCCGATTACCAGCCAAAACAAGTTTGCAAAAAATGTGGACAAGAGATGGGCAGACACTATACTCCAACAGGAATTCAGTTTAAAGGAAATGGCTTTTACAAAACAGATAATCCTAAATAATGATACAAGATATTAAAAGATTGTTTGTTAATAATATGCGTGAACACCCAATGCAAATCCCGCATACTTTAAAAAAACAAAACGATGCTATTGATATTGATTATAACTTAAATAGCCTTGGCTATAGAGATAAAGAGTTTGATGGCAAAGCAGATGCTTTATTCTTAGGGTGTTCAATGACTCATGGGGATGGACTTCCAGAGGAGTATATTTGGAAAAGCTTGCTTGCTAAAAAATTAAATATAAGTAGTGCTAACTTGGGATCTAGTGGGGATTCAATTATTGGGCAGGTTTCAAAAGCATTTTATTATTTTGAAAAATTTGGACATCCAAAAATGGTTATAGCTTTATTTCCTTCTTTTAGGATGCCAACTCCATATGTAAAGGGAAAGATGGAAGCATCAAATAGATTTAGAAAGGGCTACTTTGAAAATAATAAAGATATGCCCATAATAGAGTATACAGAAATAATGGGCAAATTTGATAAGTATTCCAAAGCACCATATGACCCAGGAGCTGTTTTAACAGAAGAATTTGTATTTTTTTATGAAAAACTTTTTATTGATATGTTAAGGCAATATTGTAAATCTAATGGGATAAAATTTTTCTGGAGCAACTGGGAGCATAGGTATCAAAATCAATTTTATCATAAGATTAATAGCTTTTACCCAGAACACCATGAAGGATATTGCTATATAGATGCGTTTGATTGGGTCATACCTGAAACGGGGGAGGACGATAGATTTGGAAATTATAACTCATTAGAATGCCACCTAGAGTATAGGGATGATCCGTTGTTTTATCGTGCAGCAGATAGAATAGATGGGATGCTTTCGCATTGGGGAACTCATAAGCATATGCATGTTGCAGAAGCATTTTATGAGTATATTAAATTAAAAACAGTCAATTAAAATTAAATAGGGTATAATAAGAATATGGCACAAGAAACATACGCATATAGAGCAGTTACTCCACAGGAGCTAGAGCTTGCTGCCGCCCCATCAAACTTAAACTCTATTAAAGAGTTAGCGGAAGCTATACCAGATTTTAACTCTATCCCGCATAACATCGTGCCTTCAGTTGATAACCAGTACACGCTTGGTACATCTCAAAAAAGATGGCAGTCTATTTCAATAGGTGGCGGAACCATTTATATTACAGATACAGTAACAGGAGATCAAGTTGGTATCACCGTATCAAATGGAATTTTCTTTTTAGATGGTATCGCTCAGGCACAACTACCTCATATTAAAGTTACAGACTTAACTTTTGGTGACAATACAGTTCAAACAACTGCATACCTTCCAGAAGCACACTATACACATCTAAGCTTTATTGCTTCTGCCCCACTTCATGATCATGGTCAGGCGGGACACAAAAAATACGATGCATTTTTAGACTCAAGTTATCTATACATATGCAATAGCAACTATGTAAATGACAATACTAAGATATGGTATAGAATAGCATCTAACAGCTCAGGTAACTGGTAATTTAAACTAACACTCTGCTATAATTACTAAGTAAGCAAAAGTATTGCATTACTTAGGAGATCCTAATTGACTAGAAAGTTTAAGTACTATTTAACCAGCCTTTTTATAATCGGCTGGCTTTTCCTTTTTGGACCTAGTGTAGCTAATGCTGACGAGGTTACAGTTCAAGTAACACCAGCCAATGCATCTTCAGACACCGCCACAGTAACCACTCCTACAACAGTTGAGATAGTTGCCAATAAAGTAGAGACGGCAGCAGCAGCTTTGCAAGAAGCAGCTCAAACTCAATCAACTACCATAATAACAACAATTCAATCTAATGTACCAAATACTGACACTCAAGCAGCCACAACAATTGCTACAACACAAGAACCAATTGCTACTGCAATATCAAATGCAACAGTTAAGGTGCAGGAAGCAACATCTGCAATACAGTCTGCTGAGTCAGCAGTTACAGTTGCAGTAATAGCTCAAGCTACGGTTGAATCACAAACAGCAGTTGTAGATTCAGCAACAGCAGTAGTTGAAACTGCTCAAAATATAGCTGTAGAAACTGCCGCACAGGTAGAATCACAAACTATTAAAGTTGCTGATGATACTGCAGAAGTACAACAAGCTCAAGCATCTGTTGAATCTTCAACTATTGAAACGGTAACCAATGGAGTTACTCAAACAGTTTACTACGCTACTGGCGGAGGATCACCTCAAATAGCCAATCAGACACCAATATCGGTAACTACAGTGCCTAATATAGCATCACAATGGGGAAGCGGGTCAGTTGCTGGAGGACCAGCAGACCATGTTATTGTAAAGTATGAAGGTACTATTACTGTTCCAGATGAAGCAGTCGCAGTTAAATATGCCATTGCATCAGATGATGGTGCAAAAATGTATATCGATGGGCAATTAGCAATATCAAATTGGAGAGATCAAGGAACTGCTTGGAGTCAATATTCACCAACATATGATGTTACAACAGATAAAAGTCAGGATTTTGTTATTTGGTATTATGAAAATGGTGGCGGAGCAGCATGCATTTTAGGATGGGCGATATTTAGAGCAGATGGTACTGGTTATTTTACTACCCCTGGGGCATCAGCATTCGGTACAATTACAACTATTATAGATCCCGCTTCAATTGCGGCATTAAATGCTGCACAGCAAAACCTTACAAGCGATCAACAAACTCTAACAAATTTGCAAGGAAACCTAACAATAGCTAATGAAAACCTAACAACTGCTCAAACAAATCTAACAACAGAGCAGCAAAACTTAACAACAGCAAATCAAAACCTAACAATTGCTATTCAAACAGCGGATTTTCTTGCTAATACAGCAACAACAAAGGTAAATGAGGCAGTAACTGCAATGACAAATGCAGCACATGTTACAGTTAATTATTATGCAGAACAGCAAGCAGCGGCAGCGTTAGCTGCACAAAGAGCTGCAGAAGCTGCGGCAGCACAAGCAGCACAGGAAGCAGCAGCGGCTGAAGCAAGAGCAGCAAGAGCTGCAGAATTAGCAGCACAAGCAGAAGCAAATAGAATTGCAGCAGAAGCAGCAATTGCGGAAGCCAAGGCAGCACAAGAAAAAGCAGCAGCAGATGCAAAAGCTGCAGAAGAAGCACGTATTGCTGCAGAACAAGCTGCAAAAGAAGCCCAAGCAGCAGCAGATAAAGCAGCAGAAGATGCAAGAATTCAAGCAGAAAAGGCTGCACAAGCAGAAGCAGATGCTGCAAAAACAGAAGCAGAAAAGGCTGCAGCTGAGTTAGCCGCAAAAGAAAAGGAAGCAGCAGATGCGGCATTAGCAGAGCAAAAGGCTAAAGATGAAGCAGCTAAAGCAGAACAAGAAGCTGCAAATGCTAAAGCGGAAGCAGATAAACAAAAAGCCGAAGCAGATAAAATTGCTGCAGAAAAATCTGCTAAAGAAGCAGAGCAAGCAGCTAAAGATAAAGCAGTAGAAGATGCTAAAAAGGCTACTGAAGATGGCAAAGAATTAACTAAAGAAGAAAAGATTGCAGTTGTAGCAGCATTAGTTGAAAATCTTAAACCAGGTGAATCTATATCAGCAGCAGAAATTAAATCATCTGGAGTTGAATTTAAAGATTTGCCTCCATCAACACCAGTTGAAATGAGAACTTCAGAAAGCGGAGAAGTATTAGTCATAACAGCAGAAGTTGCTGCAAATGTAGCGTTGGTGCAAGATCCAGGAGCATTAGCAACAGCTTTATTTACAGATCCAGGCGCAGCATTTACTGCCCTTGGTAGTATTGGTGCAGATATGACACCAGGAGAAAGAAAAGAAGCAACCGATATGGTTGTTGCAACAGTTGTAGCAGCAGGTGCAGCAATGAATGCTGTAGGTGCTGCAGCAGGTTCCACTGGAGGATCTACAGGAGGCTCAAGCTCAGGCGGGGGTAATTCTGGAGGATCAGGTGGAGGAGGATCCTCTGGTGAATCCAAGGGTATAAGAAGGAGAAAGCCATGATGAAGTTAATCAAAGATATAATAGATCAACTTTGGACTCTCCTAGGCATGTTTATTGCTTGGGTAGTTCTAGACGGATCAGCAAAAACAATAGTTGGATATGCAATTATAATGACTTTAGTTATATGGATAATAACATATTCAATTAGAAATAGAAACGAGGAATAAAATGAATAGCGTAAAAAATATAAAAAATATATTAATGAGAATCGTAGCTGTATTTGCAGCAAATGGTCTAGCAGTAATTGGAGCAGGAGCAATTGCAGGAATTTCAACAGCAAAAGCAATAACTGTAGCTGGCCTAACAGCAGTAGCAGCAGTTGTTGAAAAATTAGCTCGTGCTTTTATGGATGACGGAAAGCTTACAGCAGATGAAATTAATGCTGCATTTTCTACAGTAGACAAGGGCGCTAAGACAGTGGCCGATGTTGAGGTTGAAGAACGCCAACTTTCAGATAAAGTAAGATCTTCTAAACTAAAATAGCAGGAAATGGTATAATATCTATATGAATAATTACAACATCAAGTTAGAGATATCTGCTGAGGTGGAGGCATTTTCGGTAGAAGATGCTAGAGACTATATATCAGATATCTTTAACGTTGATGATGAGATAAAATCAGTAAAAATTATAAAAATATTGCAAAAGTAGTTGACATGTCCAAATTGTGATAGTATAATAGTATTAGCACCATGCCCGTATGGCGGAATCGGCAGACGCAGCAGACTTAAAATTTGCCTCCAACACTGGAGTGTCGGTTCAAATCCGACTATGGGTACTAGATAGGAAATAGATTGCTTAATCTAACTGAGCTAGGAGTTGAGATTTTAATGAAAAAATCTCAGTCCAATAACTTGGATCTGTTTTGGGATAATTATTCTCTTGTGATATGGAAGAAGAATAACTCTGGTTTTACAAATAAAAAAGGTTTATTCAGAAAAAATCAATGGGGTATTGCAGAAGAGTTTGCAATAGCTAATGACGGGCTTTGGAAGCTACCATCACAATATGTCAAAAATTTTAAATAGCCTAGGTTTAGATAAAGATTCTTTTGAATGGCAAGACCTAGCTTTATGCCTTGGCATGGAAACTAATTTGTTTTTTGATTTATATGAAACAGATACCAATATAGCAAAAAGTATAGACCAGGCATGCATGTCTTGTCCAGTAATAGCTATGTGCTATAAGTATGGTGTTGAGTCAGACAACTATGGCGTTTGGGGTGGAGTTTATTTAAGTTCTGGTACACCAGATAAATCAAAAAATTCACATAAAACAAAAGAAATAAATAAAAGAATAAAGGTTTTACATGGCTAACTTCATAGATAAAAATAAAGATCATTTTAAATATGGAATTAATCAATGGACTGGGGAAGCCAATAAGCCAGTATTTTACACTAAAGAAATGGCAAAAAAAGTGAGAGAGCTTAAAAGCCCTGCACACGACTTACAAATGGATATAGTAAAATATCCTGAGTTTTTAGCAATAAGATTATATGAAAATAATTTTGCACAGTACGACGGCAGTATGAGAGTAAAAGTTATAGAGTATATTGAAATGGTTAAAAATATCCTGGAATCATACGGGGTACGAGTCGAGTTGGAGGGAAAGCCAGGTGGAAGAACAAAATGATGTTGCATCAATTGTTTATATCATACCAGAACAAAGATATGGCGTGATAGTCTCTTATGGGGCCTATATGTCAACTATAAAGTACCACGACGGATTTGAAGAAGTTATTGAGCTTTTTGATACAGAGGATTTTATTGTTTCAAATGAAATCACAATTATAAATAAAGAGGAAAATTAATGGACAAAGTACTATGCTATTGCTGTAATAAAAGCAAGGCGCAACTTAATTTAAAGAGATCTAGCCTGCTACCGATTAACTTGCTTATGTGCGAAACATGCATTTCTAATAAGTTTGAGCCAAGATGGACCATTATTTTAACTGGAAGACAGCATGGGCATGAAGCTGTTAAAGAATATATTGCTAAGAAAAAATATGTTGGAGAAGAAATAAAGGCCTCAGAACTTCTCGTATAAAGATTATTATTGAGGTATAATTATACCTATAATGTTTAATCTAACACAATTAGCAATAACGATGTTAGCTGCTGTATCCAGCGGTTTAGTTGGCGTCCTATTTAACTACAAAAAAGAAAAGAAAAAAGAAAAGGTCAGGCTTGCAGAAAAAATGCATGATGGTCTTTTAATTGAGTTAAAGGATTTGCAAATTAAATTATATAAATTGGAAAAAGATTTAGACGAGTGGAAGCATAAATACTATGAGGCTCTTCAAGAATTAATCCATGTAAAAGCCGATTTAGAAGAATCTTTAATTAAATTAGGCCATGTAGACCTTCATTTTGAACACGAATAATAACCAAAATCGACAAAGAATTTTTAAAATAGTATACTAAAAACATGACATGCATAGTTGCTATTGCCCAAAATGGGACTGTATATATGGGTTCCGATCACGCCGCATCAGATGATAAAACTGGGTGGATCATATCAAGAAAAGAACCCAAGTGTTTTAAAGTTGGTCAGTATGGAATTGCTTTTACGGATTCATTCAGAATGGGCCAGATCCTTCAGTACTCATGGAATCCTCCAAAGTACACACCAACTAAAACTAATTCTGGACTAGATAAGTTCATGAGAACCAAGTTCATAGATTCAGTTAAACAAGCATTTAAAGACGGTGGTTATGGCAGTATTGGATCTTCTTCAGATGAAGATACTGGCGGTATTTTTATAGTTGGAGTAGAAGGTAGAATCTTTACTATAGATGAAGACTTTCACGTTGGAGAAAGTGTGTTTAATTATATGGCAGAAGGAAGCGGTGGCCAGTTAGCTTTAGGTGCACTTCATGCTACTAAAAATCAAAAGAACCCTAAGCTTAGAATAAAAGCAGCATTGGAAGCAGCAACTGAATTCAATATGAGCGTAGCTGCACCCTATACATACATTCAAATTTAATGTATAATGATAATATGAAAATTGCATTCATCTTGTCTTTAATAACTAGCATAGTGCTACTGTCTTTCTTTTTGAGGATGTTTTTCAAAAGGTTCAAAGTTGGTTTTTATTATATAGACAAGTACGAAGAAGCAGTTCAAGACGCCATAATGTCAATAGTTCAAAGCGATCCAAACTACATCCCACCTATTGACTATGATAAAGCAATGGATCTAAGAGGAACACCTACTCATGCATGCCCATGTGGCTCCCAAGTTTGGCTTTTGAAAGTAACTTTCTCAGACTATGAAATATCTAATTACTTTTTAGATATGGAGTGCCTGCAATGCGGAAGTTTGGCAACTGCACCAACACCAATAGATAGGGCAAATAGTGAAGAATTCTAAAAGAATTAAAGAATTAGAGGTTAAGGTTGAGGCTCTGACTTTGCTTATGGAAACAGTTTTTGTGATCCTGCATGAAGTTGTAGAAAAGAATAATAATAAGTTAGATTTAGACTCTGGCAAATGGTACAAAGATAGGCCTTGACAACCTGATTCTATTTAGTATACTTAAGGCATGAACAATAAACTAATAACGGCGGTACTTACTTTATCACTTCTATCACCTGTAGCAATTTCGCAGGCATCTGGTGCAGATGCACCAGTTCTAGCTATTCTAGATACAGCAATCGATACAACAGTCCCAAGTCTTCAAGGCAAGATTGTAGGAGAAGTTTGCATTCTTGAGTGGGCTCTTTGTCCAAATAGTACTAACTTTCAAGAAGGGGCTGGTGCTGCATCTATGCCAGCAAATCTAATCAATCTTAACGGCTTTGACCATGGAACTTTTATGGCTACTACTGCAGTTAACAATAATCCAAATCTTAAGATTCTTTTTGTTAAGATCATTGGTAATACTGCTGCTGGTTTGAGAAAGCCTACTGGAGAATCAACTATTTCTGCAGCATTAGCATGGGTAAGAGATAATGCTGCAAAGTACAATGTAAAGGCAGTATCAATGTCACAGGGAAGCAGCGGAATGCTAGGTAAAGCTGGTACACAGTATTGCCCAACTTTCCCTAGAACAATTTCAGCAGTTCAGTCTCTTATGTCAATGTCTATCCCAGTATTTTCAGCAGTTGGTAATGCACGTGATTACTCAAGAATTGATTGGCCCTCATGTATCCCAGATGTGGTTGCAGTTGGAGCGGTAGATCAGATTGGTGAAATTACTTCATATAGCAATAATGATCCAGTTTTACTAGATTTCTTTGCCCTAGGTAATTTGCAAGCTGTTGGTCCAGGCAATATTTCTAAAAATATTGCAGGTACTTCTTCTGCCACACAAGTTGCAGCAGCTAAGTATATTGATGCAACTACAAAATTTGGATATAGTGGACAGAAGCTTATTGATAAGCTAAAGTCTATTGCAGTTTCAACAACTGGTAGACAGGGAAAGTTTCCTAAGCTTTTGTCTCTTGTAGACATTCAGTCTTCTACTATTAAGGGGGTTACTCGTGGATAAGACAACTGTACTAGAAGGAATTATTCAAGATATTGGAATTGAGCTCTATCAAAAATGGTATAACGGTTTGGCAGAAGAAGATCGTACTCCAGAAGCATCTGAGGCAATGTCTAAGAATGCTGGAGAAACAGCTTTATGGGTTATTCAAACTTTTATGAATAAATTTAATGCAGCAGCGGAAGCTTTGCAAGGAGAATAATGTTAGTAACAGACGAAAACTTTAACACAGTAATCGAATCACATGACTTAGTCTTAATTGATTTCTGGGCCCCTTGGTGTGGACCATGCAAAAAGGTGTCTCCTATCCTAGATGAAATATCTGATGAGCGTGGATTATGGGTTGGAAAGTTAAATGTTGATGAGAATCCTGCAAAATCGGATGAATTTGATGTAAAGACTATCCCAACCATGATATTATTTAAATCTGGTCAACCAGTCAAAACAATTACAGGGGCAAAGCCTAAGCATATAATGCTTGAGGAGCTTTCAGAATGGATCTAGATTTTGATGCGTGGATGAGATTTGGATTTGATAAAGGATGGATATCAGATGTTTTCTGTGATACACATGATGGCCCTCCAATGTCAGATGAAGAAATGCAAGAATGGGATAAAGGCGGGGATCCGTGTTCGTTTCATGTAAAAGTAATAGAACTACACTAAGTTTCTAACTCGATAAAGAGTTGGATTAATATAAGGAGAATGATGAATTCATTTAAGAAAATCTCAATTGCTACTGCTGCAGCTTTAGCAATCGTTGGAATTTCTGTAGCACCTTCGTCGGCAGCACCGCTTGCCGTCACGGTTGCAACAGTTACTAACGCAACAACTTCTGCAGCACCTGCAACAGTTGCAGTGCCATCAGCAAACCAGATCACATCTGGAACGTCTGTAGCATTAGCAGCAACAGCAGACACAGGAACAGCTGTGTCATTTGTAGCATCAGATACAATTAAGCTTGTAACTGCTCTGCACACAACAGATGCGCCTAAAACAATTGCGTCTGGTGTATCTTCACTTTCAGTTACATCTGCTGGATCAGCAGTAACTGTTTATGCTTATACAACAAGCGTAAAGGTTGGAACAGTTACCATTACAAATGGTGCTTATTCGACTATTGTTTACCTTAAAGGTACAGCAGGAGCAGCGTCTAATGTTGCAGTTGCAGTCCCAGCAGCATCAGCAGTTGGAACTATTCCAACAGTAACTGTATCTGCTACAGACGTATTTGGAAACCCAATCCTTACAGGTGAAACAATTACTGCAACAGTACTTGGTTCGACATTTGCAGATGGAACAATTACAAAGACACTTGTTACTTCTACAGCAGCAGAAGTAACAGCAGACACAACTCTAGTTGCTGGCTCAAAGACTGCCTCGCTTGCAGTTGGAGTTGCTGGAACAGTTACAGTTGTTGTAACAGGAGCAACATCAGCAGCAACAGTTGCTGGATTGACAGCACCAACAAAGGCAGCACAGGCAGCGTTTACAGTATCTGATCTTAATGGAACAGTTGCTACACTTACCGCACAGCTTGCAGCAGAAAAGGCTGGACGTGCACTTGATGCACAGGCAGCAGCAAATGTTCTTGCAGCAGAAAAGGCTGGACGTTCAGCAGATAAGGTTGCAGCAGATAAGGCACTTGCAGACGCAAAGGCAGCATCTGATTCAGCAACAGCAACTGCAAAGGCAGCAGCAGATCTTGCAGCAGCAGCTTACAAGGCAGAGTATAACGCCCTTGCTAAGAAGTGGAACGCCAAGAATCCAAAGGCTAAGGTTGCACTTAAGAAGTAAATAACTTCGATTAAAGGGGCAGGACTTGTGTCTTGCCCCTTTAATATATAAATGATAGAATGGATATATGAGATTTCATTGGATGGAAAGAGGCGGAGATACAAGTATTTCCCATCTTAAAAATGTATCTAATATTGTAGATGAGTTTGGCTACGAATCAGTTCTATTGGTGTATCACTCTAAGATAGATGATAACTGGATTAAAGCAGCCAGAGCTTTAGATTTAAACCATAAGTTTAAGTATATGCCAGCCATTAGAACTTATGCTATTAGCCCAGAGTATTGTGCAATGATTTGTAAAGCTTTTTATAGCATAGCTCCAAATAGACTAATGCTTAATGTTGTGTCTGGCGACATACATAAAGATGAAAATTCAATTGAAGATTTAATATGGCTAAAAGATAAGCTGGATACACCAGAAAAGCGTTTAAAATATACAGATGAGTGGTTATCTAAATTTTTAGAGCTATCTAATAATACAGTTTCAGAAATAGTAATGGGTGGGCATTCTAATGAAACGAAATTAATGGCTGAAAAATATAATGCCACACATCTTGCTATGCTAAATATGCATAAGCAGGCAATAAATAGCAGTTCATTTTTGCGTAATAAGAAGCAAATGCTTTCTTTAAGCGTTATCATTAATGACTCTCCCGAAACTGTAAACAATATGTTGTCTAAAAGCGTGGGGTCTGATCAATGGACTATATACGGAAGTAAAGATAGCGTTAAAGATCAGTTAAGATCATTAAAGGAATTGGGGGCTACTGATCTTTTAATTAGCCCACATCCAGAAGACGATAATGTAGTTTCAATACATTATTTAATAAAAGAAATGATGGGGGAATAAAATGGAATCAAGTAAAAGAAGTCTGTATAAAGCTGTAACTTGGCCAGTAGTGCATATGTCATTTGTAGGCACATTAGTTTATTTTTTTGAAAAAGCTATTACTGGGGAAGCTCATTGGGAGTACGCTGGTGGGTTTGCAGTTCTTTATACTATTTGTGAAATGATTGGCTTTTTCTTACATGAAAGAGCTTGGGCCAAATTTGGAAGTAAGGTAAAATAATGGGAAAACATCACGATAAAATTGCAAAAGCTTTAGAGCAGCGTCAAGCTGCCACACCAAACGGAGCGGGTTATAAAAAGCCAGGATCAATGAATAAAAAGAAAACTGGATATAGAGGACAAGTTGCAAAGGGACCAAAGTAATACATGTTTAGTGATTTATGTGAAGTAAAAGACTGTAGGGGTAAAGCTTCCAGAATAGGCAGCTTACCAGAATCTGGCATTATAGACATGTGTGCAGATTGCTATCAGAAATTATATAAAAGCTAATGAATAAATATATGATAAAAGCAGTGCAGCTTGATGTTAATGGGCTGTGCAATTCTTCATGTTGGTTTTGTCCAGTTGCATATGCAGGCAACCCAAAATCAGCAATAAGGGACATGCCTTTATCAGAAATAGAAAATATTTTTATTCAGCTAACAGAGGGCAAAGGCGACTTTGTCGATCCAGAGCTGTCTATTGTTTATTCTGCTAATTATAATGAAGTTTTACTGTATAAAGAATTTGATGCTATGATGGACTTATACTCTAAGTATAACTTTAAAACTAATATATTAACTAATGGAGTAAATTTAACTAAAGATAAAACAGAAATTTTAATCAAACACCGTGATTCTATCCAAGGTATTCTACTAAATATTCCATCTTCTGATCCAGATACTTGGTCAAGATACGTAAATATGAATGTTAAACTTTTTAATAAAGTCATTGATAATGTAAAGTATTTTATAGAAGAAAATAATAAGCTAGATAAGCCAATATTTATTCATTTAATGATTAATGGCATAAATGATTTATCTTTAACTGAAAATGGAGGCTGGCTTAATTTACTAGAAAATGCTCCAATTGTAGATTTAGATGTTCAATCTGGTAGCCTATCTAAAGAATATGATAGATTTAAAACAATATTTCCAACACTAAGCATAAGCACTGCTCATCATTTATATGATAGGGCAGCACACCTAGAAACTCATAGAGTAATGACGCAAGGCCCAGCAATTGAAAAATACCTCATGCCTAATGGCGATAGGGTTATTGGATGCAACGGTGGTTTAGGAATTAGAAGTAGGACTAACGAGTGGGTTCATATAAATCCAAATGGGGATCTATTTATATGTTGTGCAGACTATGATTTTGAAACTGTATATGGAAATGTTTTTAAAAAATCAATAAAAGATATATGGCATAGCAAGGAAAGGCTAGACATGGTTGAAGAGGCTTATTCCAATATGTGTAAGAGCTGCTCAGCGGCTATTTGGGGCAAATAATGTGCTGGCTATGCGGTTGTGCTGATCATGTTGGCTTAGGTAATGAAAGAGATGATAAAGATTCAGATTCTAATCAACCAGATGGTATAATAGAACAATGAGTAGATTTCTAGAACTACTTAAATAACGACCTATAGGAGTAATAAAATGACAGACGGATTGAACTTAACAGGATTTAATGAAGTAAAGCCAGCAGTACAGCACACAATTGGTGAGCAGTATGCTGCAGCACCAGGATCAGCAAACGCTGCATCAGATGTTTCTAACCAGGCATCAGCACAGGGGCCAAAGTAAAAAATGGGTATTTTTGATAACAACGAGCCTTCTGCACCAGCACAGCCAGTAGTTGCAAAGCCAACTATTGTTAAAGCTGAATGCACAAGAGATACAAGAGGCGACTCACCTTGTGCAGTTAAAGATTGCGAGAACTGTAACTAATGTGCGATATGTGTGGATGTGGCAGCAAAGATTTTATGGGTGCTGCAATGCCAAATCAAAATGTTTTTGATGTTGGCCCAGGACAACTAGCTTCCCAAATAATGTTTGGAACTGATTCTATGAATACACTTGGATCAGAAACTGAAGAGGGTCTAGCTCACGAAATGTCAGAGCCAAAAGGGCCAATGGGAGAGGACATAGATTAATGTCAATGGACGGAACAGGTACAACACCACCGCCTAACGGAGCTGCAGCAGGAGCTGTAACAAGTCGTGAGGTAACAAGAAAAAATCCTAGACAGGGGTTAAAGACAGATATTAATAGACACGGCATTAGACGTGAGCTTAATACAACTCCAAGACCACCTAAAAAAACAGGACGAAAGAAAATATAATGTGTAAAGATTGTGGTGCATGCTCTAAGGAGCATGCACCTACAATTGACGATGCGGTAGATAAAATATTAGATCTACCTTTTATTTAATTATAGGATAAAAATGACAAGCCCATATACTATAGCAGTCTCAAGCGGAAGACCCAAGCCAAGTAATGATGGCCCAATCAATACTCCAGTTTCTTTAAACTCTACATTTCATGCTGGAGGAGATATTGGGTATTCAAGATATGGCAATGACACGGCAGCGTCATTAGAAGAAGTAATAGGAAAATTAGAAGGCGGAAAAACTTTAGTATTTAATTCAGGGATGTCAGCAATAAAAGCTGTGTTTGACAATATACCAATGGGCTCTATTATAATAGCATCTAATCAAGGATACGCTGGAGTCAATGCAACCCTTAAACAAATGCAAGATCAAGGCAAATTAATTGCCAAATTTGTTGATATATCTAACACAGCTGAAGTTTTGTCAGAGTTAGATGGCGCTTATATGCTATGGCTAGAAACGCCAACAAATCCAAGACTTGATGTAGCTGACATAGATGCATTAGTAAGAGCTTGCAAGGCCCAGGGGACGTTTGTAGGAGTAGACAATACATTTGCTACACCTTTGTTCCAGCAACCTCTTAAAATGGGTGCAGATATTTCTATGAATTCTGTTACAAAATATATGGCTGGCCACAGTGATGTTTTATGTGGGTCTATTTCTAGTAATAATGGAGAATTATTTAATCAAATAGAATTTTCAAGAAAAATCAGCGGTACCATACTTCAGGCGTTTGATGCTTATTTAGCTTTAAGAGGCATTAGAACATTTCCGATTAGATTTGAAAAAGCACAAGCTAATGCTAAGGTATTGCTTAAAAAAATATCAGATCACCCAATGGTATCTAAAGTTTATTACCCAGGATTTGGAGCAATGATCTCATTTGAGGTTAATACAGATGCAGCAGGAGCAGAAAATATATGCTCGTCTTCTAGGTTAATTGCAAATGCCACTAGCCTTGGCGGGGTTGAATCTCTCTGGGAAAGAAGAAGAAGATGGGCACTTGAAAGTCCATTAGTTCCAGAAAACTTAATTAGATTTTCTGTTGGTTGCGAAGACCCAGAAGATTTATGGAATGATATTAAGTACGCATTGGAATCATGAAAAAATTTAGAAAACTTTTAGATAATGCTTATCCGTTTTTACCTAGAATGTATCAAGGGGTAGAAATAGAAGAGCTTGATTATGCCGTTGACCTAACAGTGCATACTAAAGCACCTGAAAAATGGCTACTAATTGATTTAGAAACAGGTCAAGAGTACGTTGGCAGTAAAGAACCAAATAAATATGGCAAATGGACAAGATTAAAAGATAAGTAGCCCTTGACTTTCTGCTAATTAAATAATATACTTTAATTAATCAGTGCCCCATAGCTCAGTTGGTAGAGCGCCGAACTGTTAATTCGGATGTCCCTGGATCGAGGCCAGGTGGGGCAGCGATGCGGATGTTGCATATTGGTAGTGCCTCTGCCTTCCAAGCAGAAGGGGTGAGTTCGATTCTCATCATCCGCTCTCGAAGTATAGGTCTGAACAATCTATATGTAGATAGTTATACTGAAACTTACACTGTCACCTGCATCATACGAAGGCGTTCAGGCCGATGGAGATTGCTCTGCGGTCGTGACTAGGTATAACAGCCAGCAGGTGGTTTAGGTTAAGAACCAAAGCCGTGGCTGGCATTGCGTCAATAGCCCAACTGGTAGAGGCGTCAGTCTTAGGAACTGATGGTTGTAGGTTCGAGTCCTACTTGATGCACGATATTAAGGTTGAGTTGCGGTAAGACCGACTCCCGACGGGGACAACTGGAGGACAACGGGCTTATGTAAATCCTCATATATCAGATTAATAAGTTAGTCTGCTCGTAGACTTATTAATCACATGTCGTTTAAGTGTTACGGAAGCACTACCGTCTCCAAAGCGGTGAGCCTAGGTTCGACTCCTAGAAACGGCGCAGGGAACCTCTTGTATTGCAGTATATAGTTTAGTTAGCTACTAAACAGAACGTTGACTGTTTACGCAAGATACAGGGGCAACTAGGAGCCTACTGTACTAGTGTCGTCGGGGCACTCGGAGTAAAGGCCTTACAGTGTAGAATCTATAAACTGACCCGACACCAGGAAACATGGCAGAGTGGTCGAATGCAACGGTTTGCTAAATCGTAGATTGAAAGATCCATAGGTTCGAATCCTATTGTTTCCGCTGTTTCTCCTTCGTCCAATGGCAGGACTCTGGTTTTTGGCACCAGCAATCTAGGTTCGAGTCCTAGGGGAGAAGCTATTGACAGTTTTATTTTTATAATATATTATGTTTTTAACGCTCCTATAGCTCAGTTGGTAGAGCAGCAGACTTTTAATCTGCGGGTCGATGGTTCGAGACCATCTGGGGGCACGGGTTATTCCCACTTATATATAAGGAGAAAAATGAAGACAGTAGGAGATAAGTTAGGTAGCTTTGCAGTTACTGGCGTAAAGCCAGGGGCACTAAGCTATGAGGACAGTTCTTTTGAAGTATTAAATCAAGACTCTTTCCCAGGGAAATGGAAGATTATCGCTTTTTACCCAAAGGATTTTACATTTGTATGCCCAACTGAAATTGTTGCATATGATAAACTTGTAAATGATTTTAATGATCGAGATGCAGTACTTATGACTGGGTCTGTAGATAATGAGTTCTGTAAGATTGCATGGCGTAATGCCCATGAAGATCTTAAGAAAACAAATTCATGGTCATTCGCAGACACAGGGCACCAACTTGCTAATGATCTTGGCGTTCATCACCCATCTGGCGTTACATACCGTGCTACATTTATTATTGATCCAGATAATATTATTCAGCATGTTACTGTAAACAATCTAGATGTTGGTCGAAACCCAGATGAAACTCTTCGTGTTCTAGATGCTCTTCAAACAGGTGAGCTTTGTGCATGTAATCGATCATTGGGCGGAGAAACTCTATAATGTCATGGGTTGACCAGCTAAAGGACTCTTTACCAGAGTATGCAAAGGATATCAAGCTAAATCTTGATGTAGTAATTAATAGGTCTGCCATTGATCCAGAGCATGCCACCTATCTTTCAATAGCAGCAGCTTTTTCTACTGGAAATTCTAAGTTGCTTGCATTCATTGTTGCAAATGCTACGAATGAGGTTGAAAAAAATGCGGCTCTTACAGCTGGAGCAATCATGGCACAAAATAATGTTTGGTATCCATTTATTGAAATGGCAGATGATGTAAATCTTAAAGGCTTGCCAGCTCAATTAAGAATGAATGCCATTGCATCTCACGGCGGAACAACAAAAGCAAAGTTTGAGGCATATTCTTTAGCTTCTTCTATTATTGGCAAATGCCACTTTTGTGTCAAAGCACATTACGAGACGTTGAAGGAAGAAGGCTATACAGTTGAGCAATTGCGTGATATCGGAAGAATTGCAGCAACAATCAACGCATTAGCAAAGATACTTTCAGCTTAACATATGTCCTGAGCATGACTTTAAACTGCTCATTTTTATTGACATACTTATTTAGAAATGAGATAATTAGCTTATGCTAAAAAGACCAGCGTGGATATTTGATGTTGACGGTACCTTGGTAGATGTTGACCCAATTTTGTATCATATTGTAAATCAAGACCGATCCACTGAGTCTTTTAAAAAGAATTTTGATAAATTTCATCAAGACTCAATAAATTGTAGCCCACATAAAGATGTTGTTGATATGGCGTGGGAAGTATGCAACGATGTAGATGTTATAATTGTTACTGCTAGAAAAGAAAAGTACAGAGCTTTAACTTCACGATGGCTTGTAGATAACGATGTACCACACATTGCTTTATTTATGAGGCAAGACAATGATTATCGTGAAGACTACGATGTTAAAAAAGATATCCTAGAGCATATAAATCAGTATTGGAATGTAAAGCATGCGGTAGATGATAATCCAAGCATTATTCAGCTATGGGAGGAAAATGGAATTCCTACTACAAAAATAGGAACATGGGATGGGGTTAAAAGATGATTATTGGTTTATCTGGTTACGCTAGGTCTGGTAAAGATACAGTAGCAGATCACTTAGTAAATGTTTATGGGTTTTCTCAGAAGTCATTTGCAGCTAAAATGAAAGAGGCTATGTATATCCTTAATCCAATAATCCATTCTGATGAAATTGGCCCAATGCGCTATCAAAGTTTAGTTGATGTTTATGGCTTAGACTATGTTAAAGATCATTACCCAGAGGCAAGGCGCCTTCTTCAAGTTTTTGGTACAGAAGTTGGAAGGTCTATGTTTGGCAACGATTTTTGGGTAAACTTAACACTAGATGAGGTTCACAGCTTTCATACTGTAATTAGCGATGTCAGATTTAAAAATGAAGCAGATGCTATAAAAGCACAAGGCGGGAAGATTTGGAGAGTTAATCGTAGTGGAATAACTCCAGTTGCAGCACATAGCTCAGAGGTTGATTTAGATGATTATACATTTGACAAAGTTTTAGATAATAACCAAAGTATCCTTGATCTTTACAAACTAGTTGATTTGGCCTTGGCTAATGAATCTAATTAATTTAATTACTTGTAGGCTAAAAGGGCACGATCTTGTCCTAGCTGGAGAATGCCCATTTACTCGCAAAACTTATAATGTTTGTAAGAGATGCACCAAGATGTTGGAGATATAAAATGAGTAATTTAGTAAATAAAAAAAATGATATCTGGGAATGGCATAATTCGATTTCAGATCCAAAAGATTTGCTTTTATCTATAAAAAACGAAGATTGGAATTACTACAGCAATGATTTTGGCAAAGGCGGTGGCACCATTATTGGTAGGTCATACTTTGTTAAACCAGGTACAAATATCCACAAAAAAATTATGGAAGTTTTTTTAAAAGGCATAAATGAATACGTTATTAATAATAATTTAAGCTTTTTAGATGAAAATGTTGGGCAAGATAGTTTGATGATAAGAGAATATCAAGTCGGATCTAGCATGCTTGAGCATAGCGACATTTACAGCTATCTAACAAAAAATGGACAAAATGTATCACCATCATTAACAGCCATTTTATACTTAAATGAAGATTATGAAGGCGGGCAGATAAATTTTGTGCACGATGATTTATGCATTACACCAAAAGCTGGGTCTTTAGTGGTATTCCCAAGCAATAAGCAGCATGAAGTATTAACAATAACTAAAGGCAATAGATATATGGTTCAGACTTATGTATACGATAAGCCTAGATCATTTTATGATAAAGATTAATCTGATATAATGTAACTATGAATACAAACATGCCTCCATGCTTTTACTGTCCAGAAGAAAGCAAATATACTGAGCCAGAATTAAAAACTGGTAAAGTTATAGATGTATGCGAAACCCATTTTCATTTTAAGTACATGGGATAAATTTTGGCTTACAGCAGATTCTGGGATAGCGATATATACATATACCCTCATGTAGATGGATATATATATTGTGCTGCATGTCTGCTTTCTGAAGATTCAGAAGTTATTAAAGATGATGAGCACCTATTTATACATATCCAAGATCATTTAAAGGCGGGGCATCAAGTGCCAGATATGCTATATTATGAAATAATAATGGACTCAACTAGATATTTACCTTGACAAATCCAATCTTAAATAGTATCATTATGTTATATAAACACAATGTTTTTATTTGAAAGGACCCCCATGTCAGTATATGATTATAGCTTTACAGATAACAATGGAAATAATGTAGATTTGTCTAACTTTAAGGATAAGCTATTGCTAATTGTCAACGTTGCAAGCAAGTGCGGATTTACATTGCAATACAAGGGACTACAGGATCTTCATAAGAAGTATGCAGATAAGGGTTTGGTTGTAATTGGTTTCCCATGTAATCAATTTGGAGGGCAGGAGCCTGGAACAAACGCAGAGATCAAAGAATTCTGCCAGACAAATTACGGGGTAGAGTTTATCATAGCTGAAAAGGTAGAAGTAAATGGTCCAGATGCTCATCCTTTATTTAAGTATTTAGTTGATAGAGCAGACTTTAATGTAATTCCATGGAACTTTACTAAGTTCTTGGTTAATGAAGATGAGTTTTATGCTTTAGCCCCTGACATTACACCAGAAAAAATTGATATCTCTGTGTCAGAAATTTTGGATATTAAAAATGAATCCAATTAAGCTTTCTGATGAAGTATGGTATTTTGAAGACGCAATAGATAATGCCGATGAATTTTTAAATTCTTTTGATGACTGGGGCCCAAACCCAAATCAAGAATACATGGTCACTACCATGTTGCCAACAAAAGATTACTTAGAACAAACAGACGAAGCAATCTTTAAGTGCTTGGATATTTGGTACAAAAACCATGAATCTTTAGATCCGTCTAAGCATAAGGTAGCACAAAGAACTTTTCTTTATAAGCGTGGGGCAGGAGATGGCTACGGACCTCACACCGACTTTGCAGCCATGCCAGACGGAACATATGAACAGGTTACTGCAACTATTTTAGCTTATCTATGTGACCCAGAAGAATACGAGGGAGGGGAAATATTTTTCCCAGATTATGATGTTACTATTAAACCAAAAAAGGGTAGCATAGTTATTTTTGGATATAAAGTAAGGCATGGAGTAAACCAAGTAGACTCTGGTACAAGAGCTATGGCTAGTGTATTCCTTATTAAAAATCGTGCTTTTTATAAAGATATGGGCGCAGTTGATCCAAAGAATCCAACCGTTCAAGAGCAGCGAGCATTTGAGCTTAGAGCGCCACAGTATGAAGTAAAAAATGGCAATGTAAATGTTTCTAAATTTGTTGATTTAGAAGATTAAACTATTGACTAAATTTTTTTCATTTAGTATACTTTGATAATGACAGAAAATCAATTTGATCAAGAGTTTGATTTAGAAGCAATTACTAAAAATATTGTTGATCAAGCTAAGGCGGATGTAAAAGCTAAGTATGGCAATAAAAAAAGGCACAAACAATGAGCCAATACAGAATTAGTATCCGTAACTCACGTACTTATAGTGGTTATTTTTGGGATGTAGAAAATTACCGTCAACCAAATAAAAAGAAAGATGGATATTGGTCTTCAATAAGAGGCGGGTATGCATTTACTTATTGGGGTGCTAAACATATGGCCAAAAGAGCAGCAAAAAAATACCTATCATTTCAACCATTTGAGAAAATTGAGGATTTGTAATGACACACGATGAATTGCTGGCAATATGTGATAACTATTCTTTCAAAGACTCTGCTGAACCTGTCAAAGCCCTTCGTGCAGTAGTGGAATTGCATAAGCCAGTTGAGTATGCAACAGGGGGAAGCACGGCAATTGGAAATCCAGCCTATTTCCCGACTATGACCGCTTGTTCTTGCAGTAGAGCATTTAACGAATATGACCGAGTTCCATACCCCTGCCCTACTATCAAAGCTATTGACAAGGAGTTAGGATGATTATTAAAACTAGTGATGAACTAATCGCATATCGTGAATCCCTGCTTAAAAAGGCGGCAATGTCATGGAAAGAACTAGAATCTCTAGGTAAATCATATCAACTAGATGATGATCGTTATAACATATATAGAAGTATTAGATCAATTAATTGGGTATTGGAGGGGCGATGAAAGAGCCTAAGATCATGCGTATGGATTGGCGTAGCCTAGGTTATTTGCCTGTTTATAGAGATGGCAGATTAGAGTGGGAAAAAAATTCAGATGAAGCATGAGCCAACTTTAGCAGATCAAATCTTTAAGCTATATAAAGAAGGCAAAACATATAGCCAAATTGCAGAAACTTTAGGTTGCTCTAAATCTACTGTATCATATCATTGCGGTAAGGGCCAAAAAGAAAAAACTAAGAATCGGCAAAAGCAATCAAGACACCGTAATATTGCGTTTATTAGAAAACATAAACAGGGTAAGAGATGTGCCGATTGTAGAGAAGACTACCCTTATTGGATGCTAGAGTTTGATCATTTGCCAGAATATGATAAATTATTTACTATTGGTGGTAGAAGGCCCAGAGATTTTACTCTACAACAGCTTGAAGAAGAGATAGCCAAATGCGACATAGTATGCTCAAACTGTCATAGAAATCGCACATATTGGAGACAAAATAAAAATGGTGAGTATGAAGAAACGGAGAATTATTATAATGATTGATTGGTTAGTTAATCGTATATTTAGCTGGAAACCACTGTATGAAGCAGTAACAGCAGAAGTACATATGTATGATATGATCAAAGAGAGCCTAAAAGATAGTATTCCAGGCTCAGCATTTTGGGATGATGTAGATGGTTGGCGTTCATGGACATATAGTAAAGAACGAAATAAATATTACTTTAATGACATTCCAGAAAAACATTTATCAGATGCCATGATATATATATATGAGTCATTGGGCCCAGAGATTGATATAACTGAAGAATGGTAGATAAACTAAGGGGTTTTTTATGTGGTATACTTGATCACAAGCTGGATATGTCTAACTGGCAGTATGAATCTTATACGGGACAAGAGTATTATTTTTGCGATAGATGTAAATATTATATTCCTATGTACTATATAGACTAATATAGGCCCCATTTAGTGAATCGAAAAAGTGAAGCGGAAAAGTAGAAGCATCCAGTCACTACGTGACAGATAAGAGGCAATTATGAATATAACTAAGCTAAACAATGATATATGGGCATACACCAATTTATCGATTGATGGGTTATTATCTAAATTGATCGCATCCAAAGGTAATTGGATATCATATTCTGAAGGCCATAATGTTATTGGCGATTCTATCTATATATTCCCAACTGAAGCTAATATAGAAGCATATAATCAAGTAGTTGCAATTTATAATGAATGCCTTACAGATTATATGAAGCAGCATGATCTAAACATATCTTTAAATAATCTAGATATTGCTTTAGTTGAACCTAAGATTGATGGCAGGTATATGGCATATGATCAGCCAGCTAGCATATTATTCAGAAAGTATAAAGCTGGCACAATAATGCCAAGACATGAGGATTCAGTACATAAATCCTACGGGGGTGGGTTTACTTGTTTATTTTATTTAAATGAAGATTATACAGGCGGTGAGCTAAAGTTTGAGAACAATGACCTAGTATTTAAGCCAACAGAAGGCTCATTGCTCATATTCCCAGGACATGAACCACATGAGATCGTTCACCTTGAAGAGGGAACCAGATATATGATATCTGCATATTTTTTTAAGCAACCTAGACCAGATGCTCAATATGTAGCAGATAATGGATTTGGATCGGATGGGTTCAAGTATTGGTTAGATGGAGATACCTTGCCAGGAAGCAGGGGGAAGATCAAAGATTATGGTAATTACGAAAAGCCTAAAGAAGGTAAGCTGCTACCAGAAACTAGAGAAATGCTATAATATGAATATGGACAATATAGTAGATTTTTACTCAGATGATGAAGAATTAGACAAATGGGACAATATCCAAAAAGCATGTTGGAAGGGTTATACTCAAAGAGGCATGAAGGACAAGAATGGTAAGCAGGTGCCTAATTGCGTACCAGTAAGTAAGTCACTATTTGGCACAGATGGACCACATAGCCTTATCCCTAGAAACAAAGCAAAGTAAAACCATGACCATTTCAATGTGTCACAATTGCTCGATCAATACCAATAGAGAAGCTTGGGCTAAATACTCAGAGATGCTTGATCTATGTAAGATGTGTGAGTCATTTCAGGCGGCTATGAATAAGACAATAGAAGAGCAGGCGGCTAAGCTAGGAATAGTATCAGACTCAATAAAGAAGATAAGGTCTAAATAATGGGAATACTAGACAACCTTGAGAGATACCTTGACTTAGATATACTAGCGGATCTTGATTTAGAAGAAGATATAGATAAAGCAGTTGACTAGGATTATATAGAACTATATTGATTGCAATTAGTGCGAAAAGTGCGGCGGGAGAAGACATTTGAGTAATAGATGGGAATACAGCCTAACGGCTGAAGAAGAAGGCATTTGTGTAGAAGTTGGGTATCAGCGTCAGAAGCCATATTTTGGCGATCCAAGCAGAAATATCAACTATGCTGAAGGTGATCTTTGGGAGATGTGGCAGCATGTAGTATGTGCTGGATCAGAGCTTGCATTTGCCAGAATGCTTGGCAAGACTGACTTTGTCCCTCATTTCAACAAATGGAAGACTGAATTAGATGTACCTGGGGTGGGTGAAGTAAGATACTCATTTAATCCCAAGGGTGGACTTAGATTTACTACAAGAGATAATCCTGATTTAAGATATGTCCTAATGATAGATGGCATGGCCATCAAGAATAGGACGGGGCGGAATGAAGATAGAAGAAGTACTCCCTATAAAGCTATAGGATGGATATACGGTAGAGAATGTATGCAAGATAAGTATCTATCCCAATACAACAATAAGACGTGGATAGTCCCATTTGATCAACTAAAGGCTATGCCTAAATAGATCATTTTGGGATCTAGCTCCTATATCCCCCTCCCTTTTATCTCCCTTGTATGAGCCTCTAGAAGGCTTGTAAAGTGGAGTATTGTGGAGTAAAGTGGAGAATATTTACTATAAATTCAGATACATATACTATAGTTATATCTATCTAAACATATCTATGTAATTGAGCATACCAAATAGGCCTCGTAATGTCAATAGGGGGCATTTGATTCATATAGACATATGCAGCATATTCCAGCGATATTGTCAATAGCCCCGTAAATGGCATATTTGGCCCACATTGTCAACATATTTTGTATAACAATTTGATATAAATTCTGACAGATTCTGGCTATATTATGCCTAATTCATTATATGTTTTAATAGATAATATATTCATTTTATTATAATGTTCTGCAAATTCCAGGGATTTTTATAGCTTATCGTAAACAGAAAATTTTGCCCACAAGCCCACATACAAAAAGATATCCACAGAACCTGTGGAAGATCCTGTGGATATCTGGGCTATATGATCAAGAGTAATACTAAGATAGTTATATCTGTTCGGTCTGATCTATATATTTAACTATGCAGGCAATGGTTCAAATGCTTCAATCATATCATTTAGTCTTTGAGCCATCATTAGTCCTTCTGATGTAAGACCGTCTTCCCAAGCATTATCAAATTGTCCCGCCGTCTGTTTGATAATTTCTACTACTAACTCC